CAATGAAAACAGAAAAAACACAAGAAAAAGTATTAACTAACATTGAAAAGTTAATCGCTATCCAAAACGAGTTAAAAGTTCCAAAAGGTAATTTAAACAAATTCGGTAACTATAAGTACAGAAGTGCTGAAGATATTTTAGAAGCCTTAAAACCTATTCTTTTTAAATATAGCGCACTTTTAAGGTTGAGTGACCGAGTAGTGCAAGGTGGCAATAAAATCTTTGTAAAAGCAACTGCAAGGATAATAATAGGGGATTATATTGATTTCTGTTATGGCTATGCTGAACTTTGCGAACACAAAGGAATGTCAGCAGAACAAGCGACAGGCACAGCTTCAAGTTATGCTCGTAAATATGCTTTGAATGGTTTATTCTTAATTGATGAAACAGAACAAGATGCTGACCATGATAACAAGAAAGTTGAGCAAAAGAAACCTGAATTAATCAAAGATAGCGAAGTGTATAAAAAAGCACAGGAATACATGATGTCAGGTGGCTCAATTGATGTTATCAAACAAAAGTATTCAGTTAGTCAAGAAGTAGAAGTTGCATTAAAATCAATTTAATCATGGGGACAATTTGTCCCCTACCTTTAAAAATATGGAATCAACAATAGAAATATACTCACCTACGTGGTGGGAAAACAGATTAGGCAATTTCACCGGAAGTGAGGTCCATCGTCTTATGACTGATCCACGTTCTAAAAAAGACGTACTAAGCAAAGGTGCAGAAACTTACATACGTGAAAAAGTTTACGAAAGGTTAAGCGGACAACCTAAACAAAGTATTGATAATTATGCAACTGCTTGGGGACACGAAAATGAGCCGATAGCGAAACGATATTACACTGCAAGGACTGGTAATGAGGTAATCGAATCAAAGTTGCTTATAAGCGAAAATATCGAAGGATTAACAGGTAGCCCTGATGGCTTAGTAGGTGAGGATGGTATGATTGAAATAAAATGCCCTTTTGTTGGAAGTAATCACTTGAATTTCTTTTTTAATGAAGATACTTTTGAAAGTGAACACAATGAGTATTATTATCAAATGCAATGCTATCTTTTATTATCAGGTAGAAAGTGGTGCGACTTTATATCTTTTGATCCTCGTTTAATTCTTAACTCTGATGCTGGACTTTATATCAGAAGATGGGAAGCTAATGAGGAAGTACAGGAACGAATGATTGAAAAAGTAACTATTGCAAGAAATCTATTTAACGATTATCTAAATGCGTTTAATAAAAAATAAAAAGTGTAAGGAGTGCGGTGCGGACTTCACTCCTTATAAATCAACTCAAAGAGTGTGCAGTCCTAAATGTGCTTTAATCGGTGCTGAAAAGAAAACATGGCAAGAGAAAAAAAAGATACTTGTTGAGAATCTAAGAACACGAACTGAATGGCTTGGAATTCTTCAAGTAGTGTTTAACAAGTATATCAGAACAAGGGACTCAAAACAGCCATGTATCTCATGCGATAGACCATTAGGTGTTAAATTTGATGCAGGTCATTACTTTAGTGTAGGTAGTTATCCGAACTTAAGATTTGATGAAAGCAACGTACATGGGCAGTGTGTTTACTGCAATCAACACCAACATGGTAATCATATTGAATACGGAGTTCGACTGCCTTTAAGAATAGGTGAATATCACTACACTCGTTTAATGAATAAAAGAGGGGATGCTTTAAAACTAACACTTGATGAAATAAAAGGATTAATTAAATATTATAAACTAAAAACAAAAGAACATGGAAAAACAACTAACAACTGATCAGGCAAAACTTGAATTTGAAAGCCATTTATTAATTGGTTTATTCAAAGCAACAATTGAGCAAAGCACTCACTTAACAGGAAAGTACAAACAAAAGATGTTAGCTGACTTTAATCTATGGCAAAGAATCGGTTTTAAACTATTAGAACAACTTGAAAAAAGAAATATAACTCAAGGAGAATACTTGGATAAAATCGGAGATATTTATCACACTATGAATTCAAGCATGAGAGAAGAATTTTACAAAGGATTGGAATAATTAAAAAACACAAAGAACATGAATTACACAGATTTTTTAAAAACAAAAAAGAAATCATTTTTAGAAAGTGGTTTTGAAATTAATGAGAATGAATTAAATAGTAATTTATTTGATTTTCAAAAGTACGTAGTTAAAACAGCATTAAGTAAAGGTAGATTTGCAATATTTGCAGATTGCGGACTTGGAAAAACACTGATGCAGTTAAGCTGGTCTGAAGCTGTATTTAATCATACAAATAAGAAAGTATTAATATTAGCACCATTGGCAGTTGTTGAGCAAACAAAAGATGAAGCTAAAAAGTTTAATATAAATCTTAATTGTTTTGATATTACTAACTATGATCAATTAAAAAACATTGAAAATATTAATCAATATTCTGGAGTTGTTTTAGATGAAAGTTCAATTTTAAAAGGTAGAGATGGTAAATTAAGCAGTTTAATTTTATCTACATTTAAAAACACTCCTTATAAGTTAGCATGTACTGCAACACCATCACCTAATGATCATATGGAGTTAGGGCAACATTCTGAGTTTGTTGGTGCAATGAGTTATTTAGAAATGCTCGCTATGTTCTTTGTTCATGATGGCGGAGAAACATCGAAATGGAGATTAAGAAAACATGCAAAAGATCCATTTTGGAAATATGTATGTTCATGGTCTATTGCTATTGATAAACCTGAAACATTAGGATTTAATCATTTAGGTTATGATTTACCAGAAATAGAATACATTGAACATATTATACCAGTTGATAATAATACAATGACTTTATTTAATGATGTAGCAGTTTCAGCTACTGACTTACATAAAGACTTAGATAGATCTTTTGATAAAAGAATTGAAAAAACTATTGAGCTTGTAAATTCAAATAATAAACAGTGGATTGTTTGGGGATTAAAAAATAGTGAAACAGATAAACTTGAAAAACTTTTAAATAATTCTATTAATGTTCAAGGTAGTGATACTCCTGAATATAAAGCTAAATATTTAAACGGATTTGCTAAAAATGAATTTCAAACATTAATAACCAAAACAAGTATTGCATCATTTGGTATGAATTACCAACAATGTAATCAAATGGTATTTATGAGTTATGATTTTAAATTTGAAGCATTCTATCAAGCTGTTAGGCGTTGCTATCGTTTCGGGCAAAAGAACAAAGTTCAAGTACATATTTTAATACCTGAATCACAAACAAATGTAAGAAAAACGATATTAGAAAAACAGGAAAGACATAAAGAAATGATTACAGAAATGGCAAAATACTCAAGCGAAGCAGATTATAAATCAAATAAATCAAAAGTTATGATAAATAAAAAAGAAATTAAAACAGAAAACTATCATTTATTAAATGGTGATTGTGTACAGGAAAGTAAAAAAATAAATGATAATTCTGCTGATTTGGTTGTATTTAGTCCGCCATTTGCTGAGTTATATGTTTATTCAGATAAAGAAGAAGATATGGGAAATGTAAGCGACTATAAGCAATTTGAACAGCATTTTAAATTTCTTATTCCTGAATTAAAAAGAATATTAAAGTCAGGTCGTATTTGTGCAGTTCATTGTATGGATTTACCAATTCAAAAAGGTAAAGAGGGATATATTGGTCTTCGTGATTTTTCAGGAATGTTAATTGATTGGTTTCAAGAATGTGGTTTTATTTATCATTCAAGAGTAACTATTTGGAAAAATCCAGTAACAGAAATGCAAAGAACAAAAGCATTAGGGTTACTACATAAAACTATAAAAAAAGATAGTTCAATGACAAGAGTAGGAATACCTGATTATGTTTTATTTTTTAGAAATGAAGGAGAAAATTTAACACCAATAAAACATCAAGATACAGATCAAAGTAATTCAAATTATTTGCCAGTTGATTTATGGCAGAAATACGCTTCTCCTGTTTGGATGGATATTGATTATTCAAGAACATTGCAATATAGATCAGGAAGAGATGGTAATGATGAAAAACATATTTGCCCTTTACAATTAGATACTATTGAGCGCATAATTCATTTATATTCAAATGAAGGTGAAACAGTATTTAGTCCATTTGGAGGTATTGGTAGTGAGGGATTTCAGGCATTAAAAATGAATAGAAAATCAATATCAATAGAATTAAAAGAGAGTTATTTTGCTATAAATCAAAAGAATCATAAAGATTGTATTGAAGAAAAAAAATCAACATTAACATTATTTTAATTTGTAAATTGCTATAAAAAATAGTAACTTTGTATTAAGTACTACCACCATGATAAACTCATTTACAATTTGCCCTCTTTTATTTCCGATGCCTGTGGTAGGGCTAAGAAATAATTGGGGGCTTTACTTTTAATATCATGATAAAAAAATCATTCATAATACATATTGATAGTTTAGGAATATTAGATGAATTAACAGATGAACAAGCTGGACAATTATTTAAACTTATTTATGAATATCATAACCCAAATAAACCCAAACAAACCCAAATAACCCAGTTGGTTAATTTGGCTTTTTATCCTTTTAAAAGTCAATTTGAAAGGGACAATCAGACTTATAATAATGTTTGTGAAAGAAATAAAAACAATGGTTTATTAGGTGGCAGACCTAAAAATAAAAACCCAAACAAACCCAAAAAAGCCGATAGTGATAATAAGAATAAGAATGATAATAAGAATGATAATGATAATAAAAGTGTTATTAAGAAAATAAATATAAGACCATTTGTAAATATTTTACAATCTGAATTAGATAAATTAAATTCTGAATTTTCAGAACACGAAGTTAATTGGATGCTGGATAAACTAAACGACTATAAAGCAAGTAAGGGTGTTCAATACAAGTCAGATTACCATGCTATCAATATGTGGGTAAAAGATGCTTTCAGAAAAGCAAAGGTTGATTTTATAAAAGATAACAATACTTCGGAGGTTAGGATAGCAACAGCAATGAAATCAATAGAAAATATTAACTGGGATGACTATAAATTATTATGAGTAACATAACGACAACAAATGGATTTTCACCTTTAGAAGTTGAAGCCATGCAGAAACTACCTGAATATCAAAGGCTGTATATTCAAGTTAAAAATGAACAGAAGATTATCCACATGGATAAACAGGATGCATTAACTAAGTTATTTGCCTTAATAATTAATACAATTGAGTTATCAGGTGAAAACAAAAAATACAACTTAGATAATGAACAAACCAAAAAAGTGGCTAATTTTATTTATGAAACAGTTTTAGAGCAGTATAAAGGTGCAACTATGTCTGAACTGCAAAGTGCTTTTAAAATGGGTTTATTTGGTAATTTCGGGGAGTTTGTAGGTTACGGAGTAATTACCTTTGGTAAATTCATAAAAGGTTATTTTAATTCACCACAGCGTGATGCATCAATAAAAGCTTGGTTAAAATTTCAAAATGCTCCAGTAACAGTAAATAAACCAGTGTATAAATTCTTTGAGAAGAACATGGAAATAGCAAACTACTTTTTTAATATTTGTACTGAAAAATTAAGTGAACGATTTGATACAGTAGTTAATCATGATGACAATGTAATGCATCTACCAAGTATTTATATGTTTCTATACGATAACTTTCAAATATCATTTTCCGATGAAAGCAAAGCAATAATAAAACAAAAGGCAAAGGAACGATACCATAAATTTATAGTTAAGTCTAAAATAAAAGAATCAGACCCGAAAGGATTTGAAACGATAGTTCAGTCAGTAATTGAAAGTAATAATTTAACTTTTGAGTGGTATCTGAAAACACAGGCTTTAATATTCTTAACTTTAAAACTAAAAGAGCAGGGAAAAACATACGATAACTTAAAACCTTTAAAATGATGTTATGCGTTCGCCTTTTTTTTTCGTGTTGATTTTCAGCAAGTTAGAAACTATTTTAAAAATAAATCAAAAATAATTTGAAAAAAGTTTGCAGTTATCAAAATAGGATGTATATTTGTACCAGATAACAATTAAAAAATAAACAAAATGACAACTACAAACAACAAATTAGAGAAAAAAATTAAAGCTGATTTCATTTCATACTTTGGTAACGAACCAAAAGAAATTAAAATAGATGGTGAAATAGCTTATGCAGATGGTTTCTATTGCAGAATATTAAACAACAAATCAATTAAAAAAACTCACGGGATAGCTTGGAGAAGAGACAACTAAAAAAAGCAAAGTGTGGTTGTGAAATACCAGCCACACTAAAATTTAAAAAATCAAACAATTGCAATAACTGTAATGATACTTTTTGCTCAAAACATTTATATTCTTATGTTGATGAAAGCAATAGGGCAATAACTAAAAACTCAAAAAACTACTGTGAAACGTGCTATAAAAAAAAATACAAAAGGTGGTAAACGTATTGGTTCTGGTCGCAAAAAAGCCGATTACAAAACCAAAACTATTGCCTTTCGTGTTCGTGTCGAATTTGTCGAACCGATTAAAAAGATGGTCAAAGATTATGTTTCGGAGCGTCTTAAAGTTAACTCTTAACTTACATATTAGCGAATATTTATAGCGACTTATTTAACATCAAAACAATTAGAATATCAAATTATTAAAATTATTAATGACAAATATGAAAACACAAAACAACATGACTTCACTAATCAGCCAAGCTGAGTGGTGGGTAAAGAAAACACAGGTTAACCAAGTTCGTGGTAACTTTAATTGGAAATTATACATGAAACTAATTGAAATCAAACGAAATGAAAAAAAGTGATTACCAATTTATTTTATTTGCAATATTTTTAATAGTTTCTTTACTTTTGCATAAATGAATATAACCGACCTGCTTACTGACAAAAAGTATTTGCAAATAAGCAGGAACGTGTGTCGAAATCATAATTTGTTACATGATTTACATTCAGAAGCTATCTTAGTTATATTAGAGAAAAAAGTAGATATTAACACTATTAGAAACTTAGAACATTACTTTTCAACTGTTGTTTGGATGACGTGGCACTCCAACAAGTTTAAAAAAAAATACTTAAATGATTTTTTGGAGTTCTTTGAATACTACGATTATGACTTAATAGATGAAAGTATTGAACATTCAGACTTTACACCAGCTTATAACTTTATAGATCGTGAGCCGAAAACCGATACTGAATACTATGAGATTAATTTATTCAAGTTATATTTAGAATTAGGATCTATCCAGGCAGTAAGTAGAAAAACAAAGATACCTTACCAAACAGTATTTTACGATTTAAAACAAATAAAAGAGCAAATAATAAATGATAAAACTTTTAATCAAAGCGAACCTGAGTAACTTAAATGGACTATCGTTTCATCGGTTATACGTTCCATTCTCAAAAATAAGCGATTTAAACGAGTTTAAATGCGATGTTTATCCTGACTTATCAGTATTGAGTGATGCTGAACTAAAAGGCTATGACGCTGTAGTTTACCAACGTGAAATTGATGTAAATGGTAACTCACTTGAATTAATTAAGAAATATCATAAGTTAGGACTAAAAGTAATTTTTGATATAGATGACATGTGGGTGCTACCTCATGACCATTACTTGTATAAAGTTTACCAACAATATAAGATAAAAGAGCAAACAGAAGAAATATTAAAAGCTGTAGACTTAGTTATTACTACCACAAAAGTAATGGCAACCAGAATAAGTAAGTTTAATAAAAAAGTTGAGGTTATTCCTAACTGTTTAGATTTAGATGATCCACAATGGCAATCAAACAAGATTAAAAGTAATTTAACACGATTTGGTTATGTGGCTGGTGTATTTCATTCAAAAGACATCGGAATCATTCAGCAACCTATTTTAAAGGCTTATAGGCATAATTTAAACGCAGGTTTTGTTTTAGGTGGTTGGAATAACAACAAAGACTATAACTTCTATGAAACTGTTATGAGTGGCAATAACTTCGATATGTTAAAATATAGCCGGGTAAACTCTTTGCCGGTACACGAATATGGCAAGGCTTACAATTATACCGATGTATCATTAATACCTTTACAAAATAATATTTTCACTGAGTGCAAATCAGAAATTAAACTACTTGAAGCTGGAGCACATGGAAATCCTGCAATAGTTTCAAACGTGCTACCTTATAATATGTTTCCAAAAGAAACTGCAATATTTGTAGATAACCATGATGTAAATGGATGGTTTAAAGCAATTAGAAATTTAAGCAAAGACAAAGTATTATTTGATGAAAAAAGCAAAGCACTAACTGAATATACAAAAGAAAATTATAATATAAACATATGGAGCGAAATCAGAAAACAAATTATAAAATCGGCATTGGTGTAACAACAACACCAAACAGATCAGAATACATTGATACCTGGAGGAAAAACTTTGAAAAGGTTAAGCCTAAACAATATCATTTACACATTCATGAAGATGTAAGTTATAAAGGAGTTGCTTATTCAAAGAATCAAAATCTTAAAACTTTGAAAGATTGCGATTACATTTTTCTTTTTGACGATGACTGTTACCCGGTAAAAGAGGGGTGGGCGGAATACTTTATTAATTCAAACGAACAACATTTACTATTTTTAAATGATACTCATAAAGTATTGGCACGAACAGGAAACGTAGAACACTATAATGATTGCGGTGGAGTGTTTATGTTTCTTACAAGTGAAGTATTAAGCAAAGTTGGTGCATTTGATGAAAGTTATGGTAAATATGCTTTTGAACATGTTGATTATTCTAATAGAATATTAGGAAAAAAGAATAATTATCCAATGTTAAAAGATACAAATAAATATTTAAAAGCATTAGATTATGAGGGCTATAATAAGTCATCTATAAGTGATAAAGATAAGGAATATTGGATTAAAAAAAATTGGAATAAATACTTTAATGAAGATATTAAATCTGTATATTTGCCATTATGAAGTTATGTAATACATGTAAATTAACTAAAGATTATTCATCTTTTTATAAACGTGGAAAAAACTCATATCAACATAAATGTATTGATTGTGAAAAAGAATATAAAATACTTAATAAACAAAGAATAGCCGATTATAAAAATAAACATTATAATTTAAATAAAGAAAAATATTTTGAAAGATCAAAAGAAAGTAAAAAAAGAAATCATAAAGATTGGTATAGAAAATATTATACTGCTCACCCTGAAAAAAGAATAGTTCTTAATATGAGAAGACGAATTTCAAGTGTTTTAAAAGGAGAAATAAAAAACGATACAACAATAAATTTATTAGGTTGTAATGTTGAAACTTTAAAAAAACATTTACAATTTAAGTTTACAAAAGGAATGAAATGGAGTAATTATGGGACGTGGCATGTTGACCATATAATACCATGTGCTAAATTTGATTTAACAAAAATAGAAAATCAAAAAATATGTTTTCATTATACAAACTTGCAACCATTATGGGCAAAAGATAATTGTAGTAAACAACACAAATTAACTGAAAGCGTACAAATGAATATTATAATATAATGAAAATACTTTTTAAGTTAGCAACACGTTCAAGACCTGAAAAAGCACGTGCAAGTATTAACAACATTATAAGTAATTGTAATTCAAACCAATATCAAATATTAGTTTCAGTTGATAAAGACGATGAAACTATGCAAGGCTTTGACCATGAGCATGATTCAGTATTTATGGTTGAGGGTACTTCAAAAAATAAAATAGATGCTATAAATCGTGACATTGAACTTATTGACGATTGGGATATTTTAATCAATACTTCCGATGACATGATTTTTTTACATCGTGGATTTGATACAATTATTCGACAAGACTTTAAAAGGCATTTGGACCAGGTCCTACATTACTCAGATGGGAATCAACATTCTAACATTATGACAATGAGTATAATGGGTAGAGCCTATTATGAAAGGTTTGGATATATTTATCATCCTGACTATAAATCACTTTGGTGTGATTGTGAAGCCACAGAAGTTGCATGGTTAATGAATAAGTATGAATACATGGGTGACTTAAAGGTATTATTTAGGCACATGCATCCTGCTTGGGGATTGGCTGAATACGATGAACAATATCGAAAAACAGAAAGCCAGGAACTTTGGGATAATGATTACCGAATATTTAAAGAACGTAAAGCGAGAAATTATGATATACCAGACCATTTAATAATTAACCCACCTAAATACTACAATGTATAGTCAAAACAATGAAGAGCAAGTAATATTAGATTACTTTGGAAATAAGATAGGTAATTTACTTGACATCGGAGCAAACGATGGGATTACTTTATCAAATAGCAGAAAGTTAATTGAATTGGGATGGGGTGGGGATTTAATAGAACCATCACCTACTGCCTTTGCAAAACTTAAAAAGTTATATTCAAGAAAGAAAAAAGTAAATACTCACAATATTGCATTATGTGATGTTAGTGGTAAAATGAAATTTTATGAAAGTGGAACTCATTTAAATAATGGAGATACTGATTTATTATCTACTTTATCATTAACAGATAAACAGAAATGGGAATCAACAACTGAGTATACAGAAACAGAAGTAAATGCATTAACCTGGAATGATTTTCAAACAGGTAAACTTTATGACTTTATAAATATAGATGCTGAAGGTTATGATCTAATAATTTTAAAGCAATTAGATTTATTTGACTTAGGATGTTCATGCCTATGTATTGAACACAATGGCAAAATACTTAATCAGATATTAGAAGAAGTTAAAAAGTATAATATGAGAATAATATCTCAGAATTTGGAAAATGTAATTTTGGCAATATGAAAGATATTTTTAAATACATTGAAGATATTATAAATTCAAAAGATAAATTATTAATATTTGAATTTGGAATGTGTGATGCACATCATTCATATAAAATCATGGATTTAATTCAAAGTAATAAAACTTTTGAATATTATGGATTTGAGCCTGTAGATTATTTATTTAATCAAATCAAAGATTATAAAAAAGATTATCAAAATGGTTCGTTCACTATTGTAAATAAAGCAATAGGAGATAAAGATGGATTCGTTGATTTTTACCAAAGTGGTGGACAAAAAATAGTTGATGGGATAAACACAGAAAATTATTATGGCAGTTCATCAATCAATGAACCTAAAGAAGTTTTAACATATTGGCCAGAAATGACTTTTGAGAAAAAACAAATTGAATCTATAAAGTTTGATACTTATGTAAAAGAAAATAATTTAAATGATAGAGTAATTGATTTTATTTGGGCAGACATTCAAGGTGCTGAGATTAATTTAATCAAAGGAGGTAAAAATACTTTTAAAAATGTAAAATATTTTTATACTGAATATTCAAATGGTAATTTATACAAAGGAGATAAAGGGTTAAAAGGTATTTTAAAGCTATTGCCTAATTTTGAAATAGAATGTGATTATCAAGGTGATGTACTTCTAAAAAATAAATATTTATGATTTTATCAATACTTATTCCAACAGTTCCACAAAGAGCAAGACTTTATTTAGAACTAATCACAGAACTAAATAATCAAATAGAAATGGCTAATGCCTTTGGACTTGTTGAAGTTATTACAGATGATGCACCGGTAGGAGCAAAAACAACAGGGCAAAAGAGAAACGATTTAATTAATTCAGCACAGGGTAAGTATGTTTGGTTTATTGATGATGATGATATGATAATGCCGAATGCTATTAATAACATACTGCCTGCATTAGAACTTAATCCAGATGCTTTGGCTATCAATGGAATAATGACTACAGATGGCAATAATATGAAACAATGGTATATCAGTAAAGACTTTGAATATAGAGCAGACTTTACAAAAGGATTTGAAATATACATAAGGCCGACAAACCACATAACACCGGTTAAAAGAGAAATAGCAAAACAAGTTAAATTTAAGAATCAATCTAACTTTGAAGATTATGAGTATTGCATGGAACTTAAAAACTTAGGATTGGTTAAAACAGAAGTAGAAATAAAAGAAGCTGTTTATCATTACAGATATATTTCAACTAATAAATTATATTAATGAAAGTAGCCTTTTGCACATACGCAAGTAAATGTTATAAGTATTCTTACGCAGATGCTGATCGTTATTTTCATTATGCAGATAGATTAAAAGAATCATTAAAAGGTGTTGACTTTTATTTATTTACTGAAAATAACCTTAAACACCCGGGACATGCAAACTTACCTTATTCATTTAAACCTTATGCTATTCAGCAACTTAGGAAAGATTATGACATAGTAGTGTGGGCAGATAGTTGTGTTTATTCAATAAAAGACTTAAACAAGTTTATTGAATACATAAATATAAATGGATTTGTATTTTTTGATAATATTGGATACACTATTGGTGATTTTACTTCTGATCAATGCCTAACTAATTTTAACATGGATAGAAAAGAATCCTTTGAACACCCTATGATAATGGCTTGCTTAATGGGATTTAACTTTAAGAATCATTTAGCTACAAAACTATTCAATGAATATTTTAAAGCTACTCAAACCTATGGAAATTATGAGGGTGACTGGACTAATGAATCAAATCAAGTTAGTAAAGATAACAGAGTAAAAGGTCACCGACATGATCAATCAGTCATGAGTATTATTTTAGCAAAAGAGAAAATAAAACCTTTGCACCCACATTCTACATTCTTTGCCTACTTTGGTAATCCAGGTCATTTACCTCATGCAGAATCAGTTTGTTTACTTAGTCAAGGATATTAATGATACAACTTTTAGCAACTACCTACATAATAGCAAAATACATTCCTAAGCCTAAATGGTTAATGAGAAAACCTTTCACTTGTCCGCTATGCTTAACTTATTGGAGTTTCCTAATTTATCAAATAATTAATTTTACAGGTTATTTTGATTTATTGACTATTCCTTTTACCTTTGCTTTATTGGCATCACTAATTGAACAGATAAACGATAGGTACTTATTATGATACAAGAACATTTATTTCCAATTACCTATAATGGTAAAGAATATTTTGAAAAAGATTGTGATGAAATGTTTTTAACATTTTTCAATGATGTTATGGCATTAAATCAAAATGGTGGTGTATACATTTCAGATGGAATGTGGGTGTATCCTGATGGCACAATGGACGATGAAAGTTAAATAAAATGATTCCACAAAACATAGCAGAGCAGTTAATCAAATGGGAGCAGATGGGTAAGAACTACTCACCTACATTCAATTGGACAGAACTAAATGAACTTGCTATAAAGAGTGGTAACACTCCTTTTAACTTAGGATGTGGAGATTGCAGAAAACAATTACTCGAATACTTACTTGCAGTTATAAAAGAAAATGAAAAGTAATATAAAATTAATTAATGCAATTATTTTTACTTTATTGTTTGGAGCAATACCTTACATGTTTAATTGTAATAAATTAACATTAATTATTATATCAATACTTTTTGCTTTATTTTTAAGTTATTATTTATTTATTTATGGAGAGCGTAAATAACCCAAAACACTATGGAGGAAATACAACCTATGAAGCTATTAAAGTAATAGAAGCATGGGAACTAAACTTTCATTTAGGAAATGTAGTTAAGTATATAAGCAGAGCAGGTAAAAAAGACCTCACAAAGACAAAAGAAGACCTTTTAAAGGCTAAATGGTATTTAGATAGATATATTGGTACTTTATAAATAAAATGAGCGACAAATCCGACATATTAAAAGCAAAGATGTTAGATGCACTTGAAAAGCATTTAAACATTGTTACTACTGCATGTAAAGAGGTAGGAATACATCGTGATACTCATTATGAATGGTTAAAGAAAGATAAAGAGTATAAACGTAAAGTAAAAGAGATTGACAATGTAGCTTTGGACTTTGCAGAATCAGCATTGCACCAACAGATAAAAAAAGGCAATCCGTTATCTACAATGTTCTATTTAAAATGTAAAGCGAAGAAAAGAGGTTACATTGAGCAACAGGATGTTAAGATAACTGGCAATATGAAATTTAAGGCAGACTTTGGCGAAAGCAATACTATACACACCACACAAGAATCAGAAGATAATACATGATGCTATAAATAATGGCAATCAAAAGTATTATGTTATCAATATAGGCAGGCAGTTTGGGAAAACCTTACTTGCTTTGAATCAACTTTTATTCTGGGCTTTAAACAATAAGAAAGTTAAATGTGCATGGGTAAGTCCTGTTTACAAACAATCAAAGAAAGTATTTGAAGAAGTTTACAAAGCATTTGCACGAAGACCTGAAATATACCGAAAGGTAAATCAATCTGACTTAATACTCGAATACATAACAGGATCAACTATTCAATTTTTTAGTTCAGAGCGATTTGATAACATTCGTGGTTTCACATTCGATTATCTGGTATGTGATGAGTTTGCCTTTATGGATGAAAAAGCATGGACAGAAGTATTAAGAGCAACTGTTTTAGTTAAGGGTAAAAAGGTTTTATTAATTAGCACTCCAAAAGGTAAAAACCATTTTTATCAGATGCACCAACTTGATGGCATCAACAATCAGTACAAGTCGTTTACAATGACTTCCTACGATAACCCAATGATTAACCCTACTGAAATAGACGATGCAAAGCTAACACTACCCGAAATGATATTCAGGCAGGAGTATTTAGCGGAGTTTGTAGATGGCGGTCAGATGCTATTTAACAACCGACAACACTCGAATAACAAACCATTAGGTAAATGTTATGGCGGTATAGACTTAGGCAGGGCAGATGACTACTCAGTCCTTTCAATATTCAATGAAAGAGGTGAGCAGATATTTATTGATAGATGGCGCCATAACGATTGGAACTCAATTATAAAAGCAATAGCAAGTAAATTAAAAGAGTTTCAAGTAAACACTACCATAGTTGAGGTTAATTCGATAGGTGATGTTATATTCGAGTTACTGCAAAAGGAATGCGGAAGCTATACACGAATAGAGCCATTTATTACAACTGCATTAAGTAAAAAGGAAATAGTTGAAAGTTTAATCGTTGCCAACCAAAACAAAGAAGTGATATTTACCAATGTGGACTGGTTAGATAAAGAGTTGGAAATGTTCACATACGAATATAACCCAAAAACACGAAACATAAAATACAGCGCACCTAATGGATTCCATGATGATGGGGTAATGGCTACATGCCTATCATACCATTGTTACTTGCAGAATGCAAAAGGGCGATACATATTAATTTAAAAAGGTACTTATTTATGATGAAGCTATCAATACCAAATAGTTGGCAGAATATATCAATTGAGAAATTTCCATTGATATTTGACGTTATTCGTGATGACTTAGACGATAACGAAAAGAATATCAGAATACTATCTATACTATCAGATGTTAATGTAAATGAAATAAAAAAGATAAACATAGAGGGTATAAAGAAATTAATTGATAAAATTCAATTTGTATTTAAAATGGAGTTTCCAAAAGAGAAACATAAATTTAAGCACAATGGATTTAATTGGGTAGTTAATTACGATATAACTAAAATAAGTGCTGGCGACTTTATATCATTAAGTAAGCTAACAGAAAACGAAGATGCTATAATTAATAATTTGCCACAAATAGTAGCAGTATTTATTCAGCCATTCAGATATAAGTGGTTTAGAGTAGATGCTATTGAAATGGATTATACAGCAAAGGTTAATCATTTAAAAAGTGTAGACGTTGGAACGATATATCCGATAGCGGTTTTTTTTTGCTCAATTATCGGCAGTTTATCAATAGATATAGAGGACTATTTGGAAAAGCAAACTCACGAGGTGAAGAAGATATTGATGAACGAACTGAACAGCAAAAGCACAATGAATACTGGGGGTGGTACATAACATTGGACTTAATATCAGATAACGATAGGACTAAATGGGATTATTACTTACAGATGAATATAGTTTCTTTTTTAAATTATTTAAGTTACTTCAAAGATAAAGGCAAATGGCAGTCGGCAAATTAAGTGAAAAATCACGTAAGGAATTAGATGATTTTTTTACCGATACAGAAGATAGTATTGATACATCGTTAAATGATAGTATTAATAAGTTTTTAAAAAGAGTTAAAAAAAATATTTATAAATATGGTTTTGATGCAAGTGGTAATTTATATCAGTCTTTAAAATCATTACCTACAAAGAAACGTGATGGCTTATTAACTGCTCGTGTTGAGATAGCTGACTATTGGGAGGATTTAGAAAATGGAACTAAACCAAAAGGATATACAAAAGAAAACAGAAAACAATTACAGCCACGTATTTTAGCGTGGATAAATACAAAAGATAGTTTACTCGCAATTGCTAATGATGAAAAAGAAAAAAAGAGTTTATCCTATGCTATTGCGACTAATATTTTAAAGAAAGGAACAATTAAAAGATTTAATTACAGAGGTAAAAAATTCTTAAGTGATGAATTACCACAATTAGAAAAAGACTTTATTGAAGAATTTTCAAAACCTGAAGAATAATGGCACTACAAATATACAATACACCTAACAGCTACGCACCAGCTTACAATCAAATGATATTTACATTAAGCAGTGATAATGTAGCACAACCTAATTTTAGATACATAGCCGATGTTTACATGAATGGGAGCAGTGAATATACACGTTTGCAATGCGCACCTAATCCAACTAACAGCAGTGGTGTTTTCGATATTAGTGGAATTGCACAAAACTTTTTAAGTCAGGATGCTGATGACAATACAACCACTTTTAAACAATGTGGAAACTCAATAGCTTACTATCAAGTGCAGTTTGGTGAGCAGTATGGTGCAAGTAGTGGAATAACTAACTACACTAACCTAACGAATAGAACAGGATATTGTTTTAATGGCATATTTGATCCGTTATTATTTTTAGATTTTGCAACTAACACTTATGTTTTAAATAGTTCATCAACTCAATTCTTAACAGATAGGCCTACATTTGAAACGAGGTCAGGTGAGAAACTTATTTTAGGTTTTATGGTTAGTGCTGAAGCTGTTGCTTACAATTTAGAAATAATTAGTTACTATGACGATGGTACTATATTTAACACAGTAAGAACAACTAATCCTTACAATAGTTTATTAAATAGAGCAGATAGAAGTATTAATGTACGTGTTGATCATGAATGGTTAAGTAGTTTAGTTAATGCCGATTTATCGTTTGGTAGCACACCGATATTTTCAGCAACTTATGATTATTACGATGTAAGGATAAAAAGTTTAGCAGGAACAGTAGTAAGTGAAACAATTAGGATTTATCCAGGTGAAGATATTTGCAGTAAGTATTCACCGATTAGATTTAAGTTTATGAACAACTATGGTAAATACGATTACTTTACTTTTACCAATGCAAAGACAAAAACAACTGCTATAAAACGTAACACATTTAAAAGTAATCCGAATGATTGGAGTGGGGTTAATTACAATTATAATAGAATGAGTAGGGGAGTTGTTCAGTACGAAACTATATTAGATGATACGATTACAATTCAATCAGATTGGATAACAGAAGCTGAATCCGCATGGTTAGAGCAGTTAGTTACAAGTCCAGACGTTTATATTTACGAGGGTGTTAACTTAGTTTCAGTTAATATTACTGATTCAAGTTATTCGACTAAGTACGTTGCAAGTGAGCAGTTATTCAATCTTTCAGTTACATTCCAATATTCACAAAACAGAAAAAGACAAAGAAGATGATACTAACAAGAATATACATTAATAATGAAGAGATAGATTTAAAAGACGATGTATCAATTCCTCTTAACTTCAACATTGCGGATATACGTGAGCCTGAAAAGAAAAGCACTACTTGGAGTAAAACTGTTGTATTACCTGGTTCTTCGTTTAACAATAATCTATTTTCAAATATATGGAATGTTAATGCAGTCATTGATAGTTCAGGCACTACTAACTTTAATCCAAACTTTAATCCGAATTTAAAAGCAAAGGCTGAAATATATTATAATAACGCTTTGCAGTTTACCGGTATTTGCCAATTACTGAATGTAAACGTAACAGATAAATACGAGGTTGAGTATGAGGTAGCATTCTTTGGTGAACTTCAAAACATTTATCAATTCTTTACAAATAAGTTTTTGAGGGATATTGATTTAACTCAGTACGACCATAAATACACTTTACACAATCAGTATTTAAGTTGGCTTACTGATTATACCAATGGATATGTTTATCCACATATTGATTATGGATATTCAGTAAATAGTCAATTTAGAGTTGAACATATTTTTCCTGCTATCTACATTAAGACTATTTTAGATAAAATGTTTAGTGAAGCAGGATATAGCTATCAGTCAAACTTCTTTGATAGTGAAATGTTCAAACATTTGATATTGCCTTATTCAGGTTTATCTACTTTAAAGCTAACAGCGGAGCAAGTTAGGGAACGAACAATGCGAGCAAGTAAGGTATCAACACAAAGCGTTTTAAACGATTTAGTTGCACCACAAAGCCACTTAATAAGTTTTACAGATAAAACAACACCTCCAAACTTTGATGGTGGTAGTCATTGGTATGATATAAATGGCGGTGCTACATTTCAAACATTCGTAGTGCCTAAGTCAGGAACTTATAATTTAACAGCTTACATAAAAGCTAACATAACACATCAACCAAGTACAGCGACTGCAGAATTAACTCAATCACGTAGGCATGTAGGACAAATGGGTATATTTAAAAATACTACCCAAATGATTGCAGGCCGTAATTGTTGGATGAAAGCATTACCGGCAAATGCTAACATAGATGACTCATTTATGTTTACAGCATCAACAGGAACTACAATTTCAAGTGGCACAACTTCATTAAATAGTGAGGGAACATTTACACTTACTACTTATTTAGCAGAAAATGATATTTTACAATTCAAATATTTTGAAGGCACAGGAGCTTACAACTTAACTCAATCAGGTAGTGTATTAATAGATAGTATTTATAAAAGTGGCGGTGTATTGCAAACACATAATACTACTTCAAACTTTAATATGAATTTATTGTCTGATTCATTTTTTTCTGTTTCATTAGCCGATACTAACATTCAAGAGGGTGATGACTTAACTCTAAATACTGTTTTGCCTGACAAAGTATTACAAAGTGAGTTTTTCAATTCAATAATTAAAATGTTTAATCTATTTGTCGAAATAGATAAGACTAATCCTAACAACTTAATAATAGAGCCAAGACCTACGTTTTATAGCAGTGGAGTTACACGTGACTGGTCTGATAAATTAGATTACTCAAAGGAAACTAAAATCATTCCAATGGGTGAACTAAATAATAAAACTTACTTATTTACTTACAAATCAGATACTGACTATTTCAATAACCTTTACCAAACACGCTATGCAGAAGTTTACGGACAACAGAAGTATGATATTGAAAACGACTTTTTAAAAGGTGAGGTAAAAACAGAAGTTATATTCAGTCCTACTCCTTTGGTTAATACATTAGGGCATGATAGAGTTATTTCAAAGATATACAGCGTTGATAGTAGTGGATCAATTAAACCAACAAACGCAAACATCAGAATACTTTACTATGGCGGTTTAAAAGATACAGCATTTCAATGGTCGCACATTGCAAGTAGTGGCACTACATTAAGAAGTAACTATGCTTATGCTGGCCATTTAAACGATGTTACAAATCCTACATTCGATTTATCCTTTGGAGTGCCACGTGAAGTAAATTACACACCAACACGCTATACTGCCAACAACCTTTATAATAAATATTGGAGGGATTATATTGAACAGATTGCGGATAAAGACTCTAAGTTATTTGTAGGTTACTTTTACTTAAATGAGTTTGACATTCAAGCCTTAGATTTTAGAGATAACTTTTATTTTGAAAATGAAGTATGGAGGTTAAATAAGATTATAGACTACGATAGAATAAACAACCAAACAACTAAATGCGAGTTTATTAAACTTAAAACATTACCACCTTACCAAGATGATACAGGAGTTGATATAAATGGCGGTTATGAAGAAATTGACAATATTAACCCTGCACCTACTTCGAGAGTTGGCACTACTTTTAATAATAATCATGTAGCAGATGGTGCAATAGTAAGTGGATTTAATAACGTGGTTAATTCAGGTAAGGGTGTTATAGTAAGTGGGAGTGATAACTATGTAGGAGATGGTGCAACAAATGTAACGATAACAAGTTCAACAGGAGTTACTATATTAGATGGAATATCAAACGTATCTGTAACCAATAGTAGTGGATTAACAATTATTGAATCTAATGTTACTTATAACAATGGAATTAAATCAAATAACAACGTATCTTATAAACAATACATTGCTTTATTAAGTCAAACAGGAATAACTGATCCAATTGTAAATGTTTTAGAAAATACATTGTCAGGTGAAATAATATGGTTAAGAACAAACACCGGTGAGTATGAGGGTGAGTTAATAGGTGAGTTTACTTTTAATAAAACAACCATAAATTGTAGTAACACACAACCTGGAGAAATAAGGACAAACAGACAGGATAGTGATAAAGTAAATGTTTATACTTATGATTCAAGCGGAACACCTGCCGATGCACAATTACTTTATTCAACAATAGAAATAAGAGTTTACAATTAAAAGGTACTTAATATGAAAGAATTGATTTTAAAGGTTGGTAATGATTTAAAAAAAGGTTTTAAGTCAGCGCAAGTGTTGGCAAAACTATTTAATGAAAATCAATTAAATGAAAAGATAATAAAAAAGTTAAAAGGCAATGGCTAAAAAGGTAACATTAGAAATAGATGTTGATTCAACTGGTGCTGTAAAAAATTTAAAACAAGTACAACAAGAAGCTGAAAACCTTGCTGTAAAATCAGCAGATAGTACTAAAAAAGCAAGTACATCATTTGCACAATTTGCTGGTAACTTAGTTAAATCATTAGGTATTGTTGCTTTATTGGTTAAGGCTTTTGAAGCAATAAAAGAAGCTTTTACAGGAACTCAAAGAGGTGCAGACTTGTTTAACACTGTAATGGGTACAATATCCACAATGTTAAAGGATTTTGTAAACTTCATATTTGACAACTTTGGTAAGGTAGTAGACTTTTTTAAACAGGTATTTGAGAATCCAATTGAATCAATTAAAAAGTTAGGGGATTTAATTAAGGAAAATTTAATCGAAAGGTTTAACTCATTACTTGACACATTTGGGTATTTAGGTGAAGCATTAAGCAAGTTATTTACAGGTGACTTTTCAGGAGCGTGGGAATCAGTAAAGAAAGCAGGAAAGGAATCAGTTGATATTATTACAGGAGTTAATAATACAGTTGATAGAACAACAAAGGCAATAGGTGAAGCAGCAGATGCTATTGCTGACTATACCAAAAAAGTATGGGATCAAAACGCTGCATTAGTTGAAGCTAAGAAACAAGCTGAAATAGCAGCAGCTTTAGCAAATAAACTTAAAGAACAAAAGGATAGAGAAGCCGAACAATTAAGGAATATAAGGGATGAAGAACGTAACTCTATTACTGAAAGAATAGAAGCGAACAATAAACTTTTAGTTGTATTAGATGACTTAGAAAAGCAATCATTAAAGTTGGCTGATATAAGATTAAGAGAGGCAAGTTTACAGTATAAATTATCAGGTTTATCGTCTGATTATGCAAAGTTAATACAAGCTGAAGCTGAAAAGGAAGCAGTAAGAGCAACTGTAGCAGGGCAAAGGTCTGAACAGAAAGCTAATGATTTAGCATTAAATCGTGAATATAACGATATGCTAAAATCACAAACAGAAGCGACTGCAGAATTAGAAGTCGCAAATAAAAAGTTTGCAGCCGATACGATAAAGAATGAAATAGAAAGAATAAAAGCACAAAGAGCAGTTTTAGATGAAGAGCGAAAAATACAACTTGAAAGATTACAAAATGAGATAAATAGGCATAAGTTAGGTACTCAAGCGAGAGTTGATGCTGAAATAGCTTACAATGCTAAAAAGTTAGAATTAGATCAATCCGTAGTTTTAAAGGATCAAGAATTAAAAGATGCTGAAATAAAAAGACTAAATGAAATTAACACATCTAAAATAAATTTAATAACAGATTTATTTCAAAGAGAGCGTGCGGCCTTAGAATTGGAATACGCTGAAAAATACAGATTAGCTTATAATGATAGTCAAAGGCTTGAAGTTTTAGAAAAAGAAAAAGCATTAAAGTTAAGGGGTATTCGACAAGCGGAAATAACCAAGTATGCTCAAATGACTTCTGATGGATTAGGTGTATTAATGCAAATTAATGATGCATTCGATAAAAAAGATGAAGCATCAGCACGTAAAAGGTTTAAACTAAATAAAGCATTAGGAATAGCACAAGCAACCATTAATACTTTTATGGCGGTTAATGCTGCATTAACTGCTGGTGGTAACCCTGCAAAGTTAGCAACTGGTATTCAATTTGTAGAAGCTGGATTAGCATTAGCTACTGGTATTGCCAATGTAATTAAAATAGAACAAACTAAATTTGAAGCGGGTTCAACAGGTTCAGCACCAAGTGGTGAAAGTAACTTAGGCGCATTTAGTCAAGGTGGTGGCGGTGGCGCTCCAGGATTAACAGCACAAAACACAGTTACACAACTTAACCCAGATGGCACAGTAGCAGGGCAAGGCAATAGAGAAATGCAACCAATGAAGGCCTATGTTGTGGAATCAGAAAGTAGAGCAGTAACAGAAAGAGTTAATAAATTAAGTAACCAATCAAAAATATAAAAATGGAAAATTTACCTATTTATAAATTAGTAATAGATGATAGTGATGAGTTAGGAGTGGATTATATCGCTTTAGTAGATAGTCCTGCCATAGAAAAAACATGGTTTGCTTTTAAAGAACATAACTTTGAAAGTTATACTGACTATCCAAAACAAGCGAGTGAAAATGCTAAGATAGCTTTAAGATATGCAGAAGAAAACGGATGGGGTGATTGCTTAGAAGCAACAGGAAAAGCAAGAGCCAATCAATTAGCAAATGGTGAAGCCATTTCACGTGATACGATTTCACGCATGGCATCATTTGAAAGGCATAGGCAAAATAGTCAAAAGGCATTAGGTGATGGATGCGGTAGGCTTGCATGGTTAGCATGGGGAGGTGATGCGGGTATTGAATGGGCGCAAAGAAAACTTGAGCAAATTGATAGACAAGAAATGGTTGTTAATCCACGTGCCGGTGAAAGTAAAGACGAATTTATACCTCGTTGCATAGGTGTTGAGGTTGGTAACGGAATAGACCAGGAACAAGCGACTGCTATTTGTTATAGCAAATGGGAAAACAAAGGAATGAATGCACAATTTAAATTCTTTGCAAATCATGAAAGACGTTTAATATCTGGTCCACTTATGATATCGGATTTGCCAATTTATCGTGCCGATGAAAGTGGTGAGTACTATGTTGTATTTGATAAAGAGCAAATTGAAAAGATAGCACAAAGATTTTTCAAAAAAGGTTACAGCCATAATGTAAATATGATGCATGATCCTGAAAGGCAAGTGAACGGAGTGTACATGGTTGAGTCTTTTATTATTGATAAAACAAGAGGTATTAAAACACCAGAAGGCTATCCAACATTAACAGAGGGTTCATGGTTTGGAACTTTTAAAGTAGATAATAATGAAGTTTGGAATGACTTTATCCGTACAGGAGTTTTTAAAGGGTTTAGTGTTGAGGGTGCTTTTGCACATCGCAAAGTAACTGAAAAGCCAATGACTGAAATAGAAAAGATAGCAGATAGAATACAATCATTAAGACAAAAAATAAAAAATATTTAACAATAGGTACTTATTAAAAAGCAAAGCAATGGAAAATAAAAAACAAAGTTTTAAAGAAGTGTTTTCGGATATGAAAGATTTATTCAAAGATATTTTCAAAGATGAAATATTAAATCAAAAATTTGCTGACTATAAAGCAAAAGATGGTTCAATAGTAAGAACAGATACTGAAGAGATCGCAGTAGGTTCAAAGTTGCAAGTTATAACACCCGATGGTGTTATGGATGTACCGGCAGAAGTAACTGAAATGGTTATCATGGTAGGTGAAGCAATGATGAAAATCTACGTTGAGAATGGAGTGGTAAAAGGAATGGAGCCATACATGGAAGAAGTAGAAGAAGAGATGCCACAAGAAATGGCAAATAATAAAGAAGAGTTTGAAGCAAAGTTTGCTGAGTTAAATGAAAGACTTTCAAAAATTGAATCAGCATTAGGTTTGGCTAATCAAGCAATGGAGCAAGCACAAGCTACTATCAACACTCAAAACGATTTAAACAGAAAACTATTTGCTTTAATTGAAAAGGTTGCAGGTGCTCCAAGTGTCGAACCTAAATCAACTGCAAAGGAAAACTTTAAAAAAACAAATACAACTACTTCATTAGAAGAGTTTAGAAAATTAGCATTTAAATAACAAAAATAAATAACAACTAAAAACAAAACAAAATGGCATTTTCATTAGGCACAATGACCGCTTATATTGAAGAAAATAAAGCGGACTTAATCACCAAAGCAATCCTTGGTGCAAAAACATTAGGATTAGGAGTAGATATCAGAACAGGTATCAAATCTTCTGCAAAGATTCCAGTATTAGAATCAACTGTACCATTTCAATCACTTGCTTGTTCTTTTACCTCTTCGGGTACTACAACAATCAATCAAATTGAAATTGCAACTGTAGGTATTCAATTTTCAGAGCAATTCTGTTTAAATGACTTGAATGTATACTTTACACAAAAGTATTTACCAGCAGGATCAAATGTAGATTCAATGTCAATTGCACAACAAATCATTGACAGAAAAATAGCACAAGTAGCACGTAACGTAGAACAAATGATCTGGCAAGGTAAAACAACTTACACTAACTCAACTGTTTTAAAACAGATGAATGGTTGGCTTGCTACTATTGATGCAGGTTCACCAGTTACTGCAACAGCATCTACTTTGAACTCAACAAATGTATTAACTATATTTGATGACATTTATTCAAAAGTTCCAGCTGCTGCAATTGCAAATGAGCCAATCGTTGCTTTCTGTGGTTATGATACTTTCAGAATTTTAGCTGCTAAGATTACTTCTACTTACGGAATTTATGGTTCTCAATACAACACTGATGGTGTTTGGAATAATTGGGAGTTAATGTACCCAGGTACTAACATGAAGGTTATTGCCGTTAGCGGATTAAATAACGATAACCCAGTTGATACAGGTAGTTTGCCTACTCCAGCACGTAATCGTGTTATTGCAACTTACGCTTCTAACTTAGTTTATGGAACAGATCTACAATCTGATACTGATACCATAGAAAGTTGGTTCTCTCAAGATGACCGAGTATATAAGGTCTTCGGTAGTTTTAGAGCAGGTTGTGCAGTAAAATTCATCGATCATGTAGTACAATATACAAACTCTTAATTAATTAACTAAGGGGCGCAAGCCCCTTTTAAAATACTATAAAATATGCCTTGTACAATAATTGAAGGAATCACACTTGACTGCCGACAAGGTGCTGGCGGTATCAAGAAATTATACTTAACTGAATTTGCAAATGTAAGTTCAATCACTCAATCTTCAGGAGCAGTTACTGCAATTACTATGGCAAGTGGTAAAAAGTTTTGGACTGTTGAAGTTGAATTAGAAGATGCGCAATTAAACGAAGATGCAACTGTATCTATTGAGAATGGAACAACTTTCTACGCTCAAACACTTACATTCAGTGTTTACAAAATGACTGCTAAAAATCGTAATATCGTTCGTCTATTAACACAAAATAGATTAATGGTTATTGCTCAAGATGCAGACGATGTATATCACTTATTAGGTGAAACGAGAGCAATGCATTTAACTGCAAGCGCATCAACAACAGGTAAAGCAATGGGTGATAAAAATGGTTATTCAATTACCTTAACCGGTAAAGAGCCATTACCTGCTAACAAAGTAAACTCTGGCATTATTGCTGGTTTATTATAATCTCTGTTTTATTTGGTTAAGAAGGTAGCCCGTAAGCTACCTTTTTTTGTTTTAAAATAATTATATTTGGTACTTATTATTAAATGCAAATAATAAATAAAAATTCAAACAATTATTTGATTTTCACTTTAAGTGAAAAAGTTACTTTGACTAATCCTTATTACTTGTTTTCATTCAAGCATCAAGTTGAAATGAATCCAATTAACTTTATTACGTTTGATGTATCTTTATACAAAGATAGATACAATAAATTTTTAATTACTGAAACTACAGGCACTACCACATTAACAAGTGGGATTGTTTCATTAGCAGAAACAGGTTTTTATGAGTACGCTATTTATGAGCAAGTAAGTTCAACTAATTTAGACTTAACTCAAACAGGAAATCTTTTAGAAATAGGAATGGTAAAAGTGAATAGTAATAAACCGATATACATAGAATACGATAACGAGCCGAAAACAATTAAGACTTATGGAGAATAAATTATACGAAGTTATCAATCTTAAATTACAGGCACATAAAACACCTGTATTTAAAGAAGAAAAACAAAAAGAATGGATTATCTATGGAGCAGATAGAGAGGGCGGTTATTACAATAATTACCCAGCTTACTTATTATACTTGTACAATCGTTCTTCTAAACATAACTCTTTTATCAATGGTAAGGTACTTTATATTTGCGGTGCTGGTGTTGGATTTGATTCTGATGGCTTAACACTACAAGATATAGCATTAGCAAATGACTTTATAAATAAAGAGAATGCGAATTACGATACATTAAAAGATATAGTTAAAAAATGTGTTTTAGATAAAAAACTTTTTGGTGGTTACTATTTAGAAATTATTTGGAATAAGGCAGGCACTAACTTTGAGATATTACATTTTCCTTATAACAATTTAAGAAAGGCAAAGGATGGGGATGGGTATTGGTATTCAAAAGATTGGAGCAAACAAAAGCAAAGTGCAGAAGATACCGATTTGGAATATATTGAATTATTCAATCCCGAAGAGCCAAAAGGCAGACAAATATTTGTCGCAAAGGAATACAGACCTGACTTAGATGCTTACCCATTACCTGACTATGTTGCATCAACTGTTTATGCAGAGGTGGATGTTGAGTTATCCAATTACAGATTAAATGCTATAAAAAGTGGTTTCAATGCAGGTACTATTTTAAACTTTGCAAATGGCAGGCCAACAGATGAAGAGAGAGAAGTAATTGAAACAAAGCTAAAAGAAAAGTTTACATCAACAGATAGAGCGAATAGTCTATTAATTACTTTTAGTCAAACAGAAGCGAGTAAACCAACTATTGAACACTTAACACCTCAAAATGTAGACGAGCAGTTAAATGGTTTAAACGACCAGGTAATACAAGAATTAATTATCGGACATCACATTCCAAATCCATTATTGGTAGGTATCAAAACATCGGGTGAATTAGGAACAAAGGACCAGTTAAATGATAGTTATGAGTTGTATAAAAACACTTACATCATACCTAACCAAAGAGAAATTGAAAGAGATTTTAATTACCTTTTAAAACTTAAAGGATTTGTTAATCGTGTTTACTTAAAAGAATTAGACCCTATTGAAGAGCAGTTACCGGTAGAAGAAAAAATAAAGGTAATGACTAAAAATGAGGTTCGTGAAATGTACGGATTACCTCCAATAGAAGAAGAAGTAAAGCCGATTGTTTCAAGTGCTATTCATAGGTTTGATGATACATGTGAACATTCATTTGCAAGTGAAAGTGAAGTTGATGAAATCATTGATGTATTTATGTTATTCGGAGATGATGTAACCAACTATGAAATAGTAGAAGAAGATATAAATAAAGAGTTTTCATTTGCTGAAGTTACACCTTTATCAACTGTTTTAAAACGTGATATTATTGCGCTATTAGAGAAAGATCCTTTATTGGATGACAAAACAATAGCCGATACATTACGAGTAAAAGAGGATAGAGTTCGTGACATCATGGATACACTTGTAAAGGATAAGCAAATTAATGTAAAAGAAAAAAACATAGGTGGACAGAAAAAAGCCATTAGAGTTCCAACACGTGATGCTATAAAAGTGGTTAAGGATTTAGGCAGTGATGCAGAAGATTATAAAATCATGTACACTTATGAGTGGAGGCCAGGAGTAAAACCTGACATTAGAGATTCAAGAGAATTTTGTTCAAAGTTATTAAGAGCAAATAAAATGTATAGCAGAGCGCAAATAGAACAGATTAGTAATATAGTAGGTTGGGATGTTTGGAATTATCGAGGTGGATGGTGGACACGTAAAGGCGGTAAGGTTACTACAAGATTTTGCAGACATATTTGGAGTTCAAAATTAGTAAAAGTTAAAAAATAATGGCAACAATACTTTTAGTCACTGCGACTTACATAAAAGACTATACACCAATTGATCCTAATGTTGATGAAAAATATATCCGCATAGCAATTGAAGAAGCGCAAAAGATTCACATACGTGAATACATTGGCAGTGGTTTATACGATGAAATAATAGGGCAAGTAAACAACAACACTATAAGTGCTTTAAATACTACCTTATTAGACAATTATATTATTCCTGCTTTGAAGTGGTGGGCAGTAGTTGAGGTAATTCCATTCTTAGTTTATAAGATGACTAACAAATCAATAGTAACAAAGAATAGTGATAACAGTTCAACCATTGAGAGAACACAATTAGACTTCTTAACCAATACAGCAAGCGACAAAGCACAATACCACACACAAAGGTTAATTGATTACTTAATGGAATACTCTGATGTATATCCATTATACGATAATCCTGGAGATGGTTTTGATACTATTATTCCACGTTCAAACAGTTATGATAGTGGCATTTGGTTAGGGCAACAAAGAGAATATATTAGCTATGAAGAAAAGTTTGAAAAAAGATATAAAAAGTAAAAAGGAATTGAAGTTTGATAAAAAAGTTCAATGCTTAAAAAAGTGTTTAAATGATAACATTAAACCAGGTAATAAAGAACCTAAACAATATAGCAAATAGTCACTATCAGATATCATCTTTTGGTAATGGTAGTGTAGCAGAGTTTGCAACAAGTGGCATAACAAATTATCCTGCAATGTGGGTTGATTACCAACCAGCACAGGTGCAAGGTAGAAGCTATACTCATGTAGTTACTGTTTATATTGCAGATAGACTTATTAAAGGTAAAAAAAATGAGTTAGAAGTATTAAGTGATGTTCAGCAAATCTGTTTAGATATTATTGCACAATGCCAATCAAATATTTATGGTAGGAGTTTGGTTAGTGATAATGTAACTTTAAATCCATTTT